GGGGTAGTCCATCAGCGCGCCCCGTAGGCGCGATCGGCGGCGACCAACCGCGGCCGGCGCCGGATTTTGCGGACGTTGTACAGGAAGCTGCCCAGGTGATCGTTGAGCGGATCGCTGGGCCGGATGTGCGCGGCTTTGATAAACGCGGGTTCGAGGATGTCCATCGACACATCAGTGCCGTGTTCGTCGAAGAGGCGGTCGGCGATGCGCTGGAGTTCGGCGACGGACAGCACCGCGTCGTCGTCGTCGTCGTTCTCAGCCTCGGTCTGGTCTGCTGCTAGGGCAGGTGGCGCGGAGGCGGCGGGGCGCAGCCCCAAGCCGTCCGTAGCGCTGGCGTTCGGATCGGCATCAGGTGGTCCGACGTCCGTCCGGCTTCCCTGTTTGCAATCTTCATCAGGAAGAATCTCGCGCGCTTCGCGCGAGGCTCTGTCGTGAACACGACCTCCGGACTCTTCACGCTTGGGACTGCGTCCCGCGTGATCGTCCGGAAGTTCACTTCGTAGATCAGATCTCTGTTCATATATAAGATCGCCGCCGACAGCCGGCGGCTGTCGAGGGGTAAATCGGCGGCTGTCAGATGGTGAATCGGCGGCTGTCGCGTCGTGAATCGGCGGCTGTCGCGTCTCCACAGGCGCCGATTCCCGGCGGCTGTCGTTGGTGACAGGCGCTGAATCCCGGCGGCTGTCAGGGACCCACTCGGGGCGGATCGTCAGGCGATCAGGATGGAAGCGATAGCGGGCGACCCGGCCGCGGACGGCATAGCGTGAGGCGACGTGGCCGACGACATCGAGGATGCCGCGCTCGGTGAGACCGCGGACGGCCAGGCGCACGGTCGAATTGGCGAGGCCGGTTTGCCAGGCGATGCGGTCGATCGACGGAAACAGCTCCTGGCCGCGTGCCCGGCGGTCGTATTCGATGAAGGCCAGCAGGATCAGTTTTTCGCGCGCCGGCAGGTCCGCGTGCCACACCTGATCGCGCTGGTGCCATTCGGCGGGGCCATGTGTGGGCGTCACCCCGTTAGGGTGCCGAAGTTTTTTTCAGCTTTCCATGTCTACCGAACGGAATTGGAGGCCGAGTTCGTAGCGGTCCCAGACGCCCAGCAGCGATTCGGCCCGTTGAATGCCCTGAATGACGGTGGAATGGCGGCTGGCGGCCCATTCCTGACCGAGTCTGGCCCGTTCGCGTTTTTCGAGTTCGGGGATGGAATCCACCGGATCCTTGATGCGGTGGGCGTACCAATAGCCCACATGTCGACGCAGGCTCTCGATCGCTTCGGTCGTCGGCTGCCGGCCCTTCGTCGCCGTGGGCACCATCTCGGGTGTGCCGACCATCGTGACCTGGCGTGCGGTCGGCCGCCAGGTGTTGGCGTAGTGCACGGGGAAGTGATTCGTGAGCAGATACGGGCTCACCCAGGGCCACGGCACGCCCATGTCGTGGAGCACGCCCGCGAGCTCCTCTACCTCGTCCTCGTCGCCGTTCTCGGTGGTGTGGGGGCCGCCCCAGACGGCCGCCTGAAACGCCGCGGCGGCCTGCGGCGTGTCCCAGACACAGAAGCACCGCGCGAGACGGGGCAGGTCGTGCGCCTCCACCCAGGCGTCGTACGCCGCCTGAATCCGGAAGTCCGTCATCAGGATGTCGCCGCACGCCTGGGCGGCCACCTCCAGCAGCTGCCCGTCGGTGGTCTTCACATCGCCGCGTTTGGGGTGTCGATGCGCCATCAGCCGCGCTTCGTCATGCGCGCCTTCTTGGCCAGCGTGACCTCCCACGCCGCCTTTAGAACCATTCCCGGAGTCGCCTCGATCAGCGCGTCCGGCGCGAGTTGCTGGGCGATCCGCCGGTCCTGCAGCTCCTGCTCCATCTCCCGATCCCACTCGTCCGTCAGCTCGTTCAGGTATCCGAGCAGGAGGTAGACCGCATTGATGCGCTCGAGTTGTGGCAGGCGCGTGAGGCCGTCGACCAGGAGTTGTCCCACGCGGTGGTAGAGCGCGTGCCCCTCCCCATCCCCCGGCCGGTCCTGTTTCTGTTTGCGCGGCTTTGTCGTCATGCGCTTCGCTCCTTCAACGCGTCCTGCTCGGCATAGAGGCGTCGCCAGAGCCGATCCGTCCCAATGCTGGGGTGCGGCGGCGTGACGTACTGCGGCCGGCCGCGAGTGCCCGGCGCCTCGCCAACCAACGGGAGAGGCCGTTGTCGCTGCTGCGCCTGCCGGTACTGCCACGCCTGCACCGTGATGGCGCGTTCAATGATGGCGTCCGTCGTCTCCGCCCCCTGCTGCGTGAGCCAGGTCCGGACGCTGGCCACGTCGAGTCCCATGTCTGGCTGCGCCTCGAAGACCGTCCAGCACGCCAGGATCACGAATTTCCACTTCGCGGGGGTCAAGGGCCGCGGCGCGCTCGGCGCGCTGCTGCTTGTACTGCTTTTAAACGGAAGAATTTGTTGTGTGTCCGTTACAGAGTAGGCGGCGGAGTCTGGCCGCAGCGCGTAATCCATCCCGTTGATGTAGCCGTTCTGGTCGTGCGTCCGCGTCGGAGGATAGAGCAGCCCAGCCTCGACCAGGAGCTGCACGTTTGAGCGCACGGTGTTCGGGTCCGTCACCCCGATGGCCCGGGCGATCTCGCTGTTGGTGATCCGTACGTGGCCGGTGCGATCCATACGGTCCATGAACGCGACGTGCAGCTTGAGCGCGGTGCCCGAGGTCCCGCGGATCGTCCGCCCGCGGGCGCGCTTCGTCCGGACCAGGAGCACCATCGCCCATTCCGGCCGGATGCCACGAAATTTCCCGGCCGAGCTGGTGGGAGCCCTAGGGCTTGTGGGGGGTTGCGCGGGAATGACAAGCGGGGTTTGCGCTGAAGTCGCGCTGTCGTGCAGAATGTTCGCGGGCTGGGGCATCGTGAGTGCTCCTGCTCAAAGCGGATTCGGGTGCTCGTAACACCTCGGGTCCGCGGGTCTCAACTAACAGCCGTCAATGGGGGGATTCCCGTTGGCGGCTGTGCTCGTTTCTAGGCCGGTATCTTCGCGGTCTTCCCGCCGTTCGTCAACCCCATCGCCAAAAAAAACACACTGGTCGAACGGATGTAAGGCCAAGTGCAGCTCGGTTAACCGAGCGCTCCTTATCGGACGCAAAGGGTCCACGAAGGCCCCGCCAATCGCGGGATTCTACCTCACAACGCGTGCGGGTTTCGTGGCGAAACGCTCAGGCGAAAGGCGAAGGATTCCGTTTGGAAAGTTCCGCGGGGCCGCTCCTATCCACAGTTGGAATATTCGTTCCGGGCCGACTCGACGGATTCCGGCCTGTTTTCGCGGAACTGTTCCGATTGGAATAATCCAAAGTTGGATAGGCACACGCAATCCATTGGTTACGGATTAGCTGCCAGACGCAAGAAGTTGCGTTTCGTGCGCAATTCGTTGCGTATTCAGTGGTCCTTGCGCGCCGTGCGCATCGCCGGCAACGGCTGAATCTGCAGCACGTGGAACTCGAGGCGTTCGATCCGGGCGGTGTGCTGCTCAATCAACGTCATCATGCGCGCTAAGAGGTCGTTCATCTCGGCGAGGGTCTCGCGGATTCGCTCGTCGGCGTCGGTGGTCGTGACTGACAACGTTTTGTCATTTTTCGCCATCAGCGCAACCGCAGCTGCTGCCGCAGCGCGGCGATCGACTTCCGGTGGTCGCCCGCCGGAAGTTGGCTACCGCGGTGTCCATTCTGCGCAGTCCACTGGCCAAACGCCCGTAGGGCCACGCTGACATCGGTCTGCTGATACACCGGCAGCGCGGTCAACGAGATCTCGAAAATCTCGACATCGAGCAGGGTGCGGATCGTCGTGGCCCCGTCTTTGGTCCAGGCGTCCTTCAACGTCTTGAACCCGAAGCTGGCGCCCTGCACATCGCCACGGCGCACGAGCTCGAGGGCGTCCCGGCCCGCGGTCGTGTTCGCCGGATCGAGCGAGAAGCGCAAGCCGCGGCTGTCCCGTTCGAGCGTCAACGTCTTCGGTGTGCGGCCGAGCACGGCGCCGGCATCGTGGTTGTAGAGCGCGACGACGTCGCCGGCCAGGGCGCGGTCGACCGCGGAGGCCTTCACGACTTCCACGAAGCCGCCAAGGTCTCTGGAGCGGACATCGAAGACGATCGCGTGCCCGACAATGCGCGTGTGATCGGCGCGGAGCTCGGCGACGCTGCGGCGTTCGAGATCAAGGTAACAATGTGACCTTGATTTTTCTGTGGAAATCTCAGGCGACACTGGGCACCTCCTTCGGCGTCCCGACGGGCTGCAGCGCCGAGTTCACTAGATACTTGTCGCCATCCGGGATCGGATTGAGCCCGATCGCCTTGCGCGCTTCGTTCTGACTCAGGTAGCCGTTCTGAATGCCGCTCGAGAGCGAGGCATTGAGCGCCTTCACATCGCTGCGGACGAGCGCCTGGCGGTTGAACGTCACGATGTACTGCCCGTACTGCCGCGTCGTCAGCACATCGCGCCGCAACGCTTCTTCCCAGAGCTCGAACCACGGATCGAGCGCGTCGGTGACGTACGACAGTTCGCCCGTTTCCATGTTGCTGTAGTTCGCCTTACTGAGGTCGCCAATCTTCCAGGGCGGGACACGGAACGTGCCGGCGATCTGTTCGTTGATCGTGCGGAGCGTCTCGTTTAACTGCGCATCGTCATTCGTCGAGCTCGTCGGCGTGAACGTCAAGCCGCCATCGAGCACCGGGACTTTCCCGCGGTTCGCGGCGCCGCCATAGTTCGTCGCCCAGGCCGTGCGAATGCGTTCGGCGGTCTCATCCTTGATGCTGCCGGCCGCCGTCAAGACGCCGGAGGGCTTCGCGCCGTTCGCGAAAAACTTCGCCAGAAACTGCTGCATCGCGAGGGCCGAGCCGATGAGTTCTTTGCAGCGTTGAATCGGCGATTCACAGAGCAGCTCGAGGATCGGCGGCATCGACGGATCGAACGTCCATTGAAAGAGCTTCCCCGTACTGGTCGGCCCGCCGACGGGAAAGACGCCATCCGGCGTGTACGACGTCAGCGGCCCGGTGCCGGTATACGTCCAGCGCTTGCGGCGGTTGGCGTCGCGGTCGACCCGCATCCGGGACGCATCGAGCGGCCAGAGCGCGGTCACCCGGCCGTCGACGCGGAGGATTTGCGCGAAGGCGCGGCCGTACGTCAAGAGCTGCCATTGGAGGAAGTGCTTGACTTCGTACGCCGTCATCTCGGGATTGCTGAGGTCGTGCAGGACTTCGTAGAGCGGATGATCGACGGCGTCGACGTAGGTGTCCGGCCCGGTCTGCTGGCGCAATTTGATGGGCGTGCGGGCCACGTCTTGGCTGAGCACCTGGCAGCACGAGAACACCGCCGGGACACTGAGCGCGGTCGTCGGACTGACGACCTGGCCGCTCTCGGTCGGGCCGCTCGCGAAGAGTTGGAGAATGTCGGGCGACGGCGTCGCGATGTCGCTGCGCCGTTCGAGCCATGCGCTGAATCGGTTGAACATACAACTCCGTCGCCCGAGGCGTTACACGATTTTGCTGATGCGGACGACGGCCAGCGGATTCGGCACGATGAAGTCCGCGCGCAGGATCGCCCGCAGTTCGGATTGGTCGCTGTTGAACAGCCGCGAGCGGTCGAGCAGGATCGTCGTGTCCTGCCGGAACACCGCGATCAGTTGCGCGGCTTCGAACACGTACGCGCTCGTCTCGCTGCCGGCGCCCTCGGCGACCGACAACTGCGAGCTGAGATACACCGGCACGCCGTAGATCGACCGCTGTACGGCCTGGCCGGCGCTGCCCGCTTGCTCCATGAGCAAGGGCATGTTGTTGTTCGCGGTGCCCTGCTTCAGTTTCGACAACTCACCCCAGCTTCGCGGATGCATCACGATCGCCGTCGCATGCGCGTTGTTCGTCTCGAGCGTCGCGATCGCCGTGGCGAAGACATCGAGATTCGTCGGCGCCGCGGCGAGACTGCTATCCGTCGTAATGCCGGCGGTGTTCTTCAGCCCGCGAATCTCCGGGGGCGTGCCGCTGCCTTCGAAGCACCCGAGGTCGAACTTGAGCGCGAGCGCCCGGGCCACTTGCATCTCGAGCAGCGCGACGACATCGGGATTGCTATCCGCGATGAGTTCGTTGCTGATGGTTTGCAGGCTCGCGAGCTTGCGCGGCGTGGCGACGACGTCGGTGTAGCCGGGATCACTCGACGTGATCGGCCCCGCTTCCGCCGTCCAGGCCGCGGCCGGATCGCTATCCACGCGCGGGATGTGCAAGGCGTCGCGCGTCGTCGTCATGCGGCGAATGCCGGCCCGCAACATCACGCTTTCGGCCGCCAGGCGATCGATGAACGTGCTCGACCACTCGTCCGGACTGATGACGCTGCCCGGCGTGGCCCCGCCGGTCAACGCGCGGAGCTCGAGCCCGAACAGCCCGGTCTTCGTCGCCTTCCCCTTCTCGGGCGTGCGCTGACTCTCCGGGACGAACGATCGCGTCTCGGTGCGCTGTTCGACGGCGCGCTGCAAGCCGAGAATGGCGTCTCGCTCGCGCATCGGGCCGTCATACGCCCGCTGTTCACTCGCCAGGAGCGTGTCCCGGTTGGCCGCGGCCGCGGTGTCGAGCACCGCCTGTGCGGCCGTCGACCGGAGCTCGACTTGCGTCCGGAAGGCCGCTAGGACGTCATCCCCGAAGGCGCCGCGTGTCGCCGCCAGGGTGGTGAGCTCGGCCAGCGGCACCAGCTCGGTCTTCTTCACAAACTCTTGAATCTCCATCGGTCTACCTCGTCAAAACAATGTGTATTCGTATACACATTTCAATCTCCCGGCCGGCGACCGTCGGAGATCTATCGGCTGGCTCGGAGAGCCTCGGCCGCTAACCTCGTTAGATCATCTAATGAGGTTTCAATGCGTCTGTCCGCTCGGCGTCGGCAGCCCGATCGGCGTGCCGAACGTCTGCAGGTCGACCAGATTCATATCGATGCCCATCACCCACGCCTCGAGCCCCTGCCCGTCGGGCGTCAACCGCGCGATGTCGAGCCGCCGCGCCGCGCCGTGAAAGTTCACACTCAGATTCCACGGCGTGCGGTCCGTCGCCACGCCGTACAGCTCGAGCAACACCAAGAGCTTCGTCATGAACTCAAACGCGGCGTTCTTCTGCTCCACGTCTTTCGCCATCACGCCTCCAGAAAGAAAATCTTCGGCTCGTAGACCGGCGTCGTCGGCGTCGCGAGCCAGCGCGAGAGCGCCAACAGGATCGCGTCGACCGCGTCGATCTTGTTCGGCGACATCGCGGCGTCCTTCGTCGGCAGCAAGCTGCCATCACGACGCCGTTCGACACAGACGTTGCTGATCTGCCAGGTGAGAAACGACGTGCCCGGATGCCGGAGCTGGCGCGCCTTGAGCCGCGCCTCGAGCTCTTTCGCCGGCGGCGTGAAGGCTTTCGCGTTCTTCGCTTGCACCACGACGGGCAGCCCGTCATTCGAGAGATTGCCGGCCAGGTGCCGCGCGCCGTACTGTTCGATGCAGATCGCTTTCACGTCGAACCGTTCGCAGTCCGCGCGCAAGTCCGCTTCGATGACCGCGTAGTCGGTCATGTTCCCGTCGGTCACGATCAATTCACCCGACTTCACCCAGGCGGCATAGGCCGGCACGGTGCGCGATCGCTCGGTGACGACCAGCGCCGGCAGATAGCCGCGGACGAACACATGCACGAGGCCTGCACGGACGAACACCAGGGCGACCGCGGCAATGTCGTCGCTCTCGGCCAGGTCCACGCCGATGAAGCACGGTTCGTGTTCGAAGTCGTTACTTGCAAGTAACAGGTCCGCGCAGGCGTGCCACGCCGGCATCGACAGCCAGGTCGAGGCGGAATGCAGCCAGCGATTGCACACCTTCACTTCGAACTCACCTTGCAGGCCCGGTGTCGCGATCGCATCGTCCCGATAGCGCCGCACATACTCGAGCGTCGGCGTCACGCCGATCATCGGCGCCGCTTTGATCCACGCCGTCTCGTCTTGCCAGTCGTCGGTCTCATCGAGCTCGTACAGCACCACGAACGTGTGATCGCTCTCCAAGACGCCGTCGAGAATCTTCATCGCCGTGCTGCGCAGCGCGTAGCCCACACTGGTCAGCGAATAGCCGGCCGTCGTTGGCGCCATCAGCATCGGATCGACCCGCGCGCCTTGTGCGCTTTTCAGTACGTCGTGCAGCGAGAAGTCTTGTGCGTGCGATTCGTCCAGGCTGATGAAGCTGGGATTCAACCCGTCGAGCGTCGTGCTGCGGGCGTTGACCGGCTTTGCGTAGCCCTGGCTCGGTTCGTGGACGATGGCATTCGCGTAGACGACAAACCCGAGCTCGCGGAGCCAGGCCGCCCGCTTCACGAACCGCTGCATGATGCCGAAGACGATCCGCGCCTGGTCGCCCGTCGTCGCGCCGGCCACGACTTGCGCGCCGGGCTCCCGTTCCACGGCCAGGTGATACAGCGCACACGCGGCGACGAGGGTGGACTTCGCCGACTTCCGGGCGACTTCAAAAAAGACCGTGGTCACGAGCCGGCCGCCATCGGCCCGTCTGAAGCCGTAGCAGGCCGCCAGGACGAAGATCTGCCAGGGGGCCAGGGTGATCGTCGCCGTCTCCCAGCGGCCCTCCACGTGGGGCAAGCGCTCGATAAAGGTGCAGACGTCCTGCACGTGCGAGGGCGCCCAACTAAAGTTACCCCCGGGGTAACTTTGCTCGTGACCTGATCTGTCACTGGTGAAATTCGCCAGTGAGCGCATGCGCTGAAAGCGCTCACACGCGAGCTTCGTCCAGCGGCCCGCCACGATCGCGCCGGTCACCACGTCGTGCACGTAGCCCTCGGCGATCGCCACGAAGTCCCGCGGTGTCGTCAACGCTCTAACAGGTCTGTTAAGGCGTTTCTTCGGGCGTGACCGTTCGCGACTGGGTTCCACGGTGCCCCGGCGTTCCTTGACCGCGAGCGGCAGCGGCGCCGGGCCTTTACGCCTCATGCCCTACCTGCGCCGCCGGCAAGTTTTCTGCCAGGCGGTTTCCCGTCGCCTCAGTTCCCGTGGCGCGAGACTCGCCGAGGGTCATTGCAGGCCTGCGGCTTCTGGCGCCATCACGCGTGTGTGCATGAAGGGGAGTTTCGTCATCGCGTCGATCGCGACATCGATCGGCGCAGACGAGAAGTCGAAGACCTCGGGCTGACCACGGAGGGCGAAGCGTAGGTCAGTCGTCAGCTTGTCGCAGACGTCCCGCACCATCGCTTCAACATCGAGTCCGGACACGGTCCCGATGAACGTGTGCTTCAAGTCGAAGCCATCGCTCGGGTCCTGTGAGTCCCGATGGAAATAGCGATGGTGATGGACGACATGGATCCGTTCGTCGGCCTGATGCTGCCGCAGCAGATACAGCACGAGGTTCGCGTTCGTCTTCGTGGGATCGTCGACGTCAGCGAGCGGGAACGGCGGATCGTCGTTCTCGTCCACCACGTCGTAGTGCATTCGGCACAGGACGATGCGCAAGAGCCGCGAGTCCTCGAAGAGCTCGACGCCAAACATCGCGCCGAAGCGCGCCACCTGGGGCTTGTGCTTGCGCCCCTTCCCTTTCTTCATCGGTCCTCCCTATTCGTCAACGTCGTTTACGCCAAGACCGGATCTCTCGTCCGTCGCAGGAGCTCTCTGACCATCGGGCTCAAGTCTTCGGGGCCGTCGCGGAGTGGACCGCCGTCGGGCGGGTCGTCGCCGCGGAAGCGCTCGAGCTCGCCGAGCTGGCACAAGATAGCCGCCAGGACGACCGGCGGGGCCGTGGCGGGGTCGGCCAGCCAGCCGGCGACGGTGGTGCGCCAGGTGTCGGTGCTGCCGATGTAGTCGAGGATGAGGGCCTCGGCGTGGTCGAGCTTCAGTTGCACGTCGGCGTCGTTGTCGGTGCCGGGGATCTTCAGGTGCAGCTTGGCTTGGTCGAGCGTCACAAGGGGCATTAGCGTTTGTCCTTCCGGGCGTCGTAGCGGGCGTCGGCTTTGGCCCAGGCCACCTGGCACGGGCGTGTGGCTTCTTTCAGTCGACAGGCCGGACAGCGATAGCCCGTGGTCGGTTGGTGACAGCGGGCGCAGCGTCGCTGGGGTTTCGTGCGGGGGTAGTCCATCAGCGCGCCCCGTAGGCGCGATCGGCGGCGACCAACCGCGGCCGGCGCCGGATTTTGCGGACGTTGTACAGGAAGCTGCCCAGGTGATCGTTGAGCGGATCGCTGGGCCGGATGT